ACCGCCTTAAGGCGACCACTCCTTTCGGAGCGTCTCCGGTTGAGTAACCTTGGTTAGGTCACTCACCCAAGAGAAAGCAGAGCCTGTCACCCTTCGGGACTAACAATATAGAGGACTGAAAGGTCCACTAATTGGAAGTTCCGACCATGCCATTTTCAGTCTAAAACTGCGGATGGCAATCCGGTCAACAGAATCACCAACTATCCGTGCCATAAGGCGCGGGTAGCCAGAACTCAGTCGAAGAGCTGCGACCTGTTTAAGGTCACAGTTCCGAGACTTGCGCGAAGGAAACTTGCGTTTACTTTGCGTATCTGGTCGAACGTTGGTGTCCCACTGTCTGCAATGTTGAAAAATTGCAGGCAGTCTGCACTCATGTCTTTGATAGTTTGCGTTGTACCTGGTTCGCACTCCACTATCAAGTGAAGTATCGAACCATAGTGCCCCGCAATACGTATCAACGGCGGATTCTGATCGTACATAGACGTCCAGGCCAGAAGGAAACGCAGTCGCGCTTCCTCCATAAGCCGGGACATCCATCCGATTATATCTGCCGCATTGTTTATCAGATTGTTCATGTCTTCGTTGTCCCAGACCCCAGAAAGGGGACGAGGGGCAGACGATAGATACGACATCGATAAACCTTGAGACTGAAATTGTGACAATAGGCGCGATAACTCGCGCCCACTCTCGCAAAAGTGCAGCTGTACGTACGAGACCTTGGAGGAAAAACTTCCTCTGTAGGTCAAGGACGACAGGGTAGTTGGCGATATTTCTCGCTGAGTCATAATGGTATCTCCTGTTTCTAGTAATAGAGACATCGATATCTTTATACCACTCACTGCCACAGGATTCCCTGAAGGGTGTTTGATAACAAGTCTTAGACTTATTAATCTCACATCCGACAGATTCCAACGTGCCAATGAGTGTCTGTAAAGCATAGTCGGGGACGATAATATCGTCTCCGAATACGGCAATACAGGACGCAGACTCCTTTAATCCCGGTAAACTAAATCCATAACCGGATTTAGCCCACTGAGAATGAACGTGGCGAACGGAGGCCAATGTCAGGCTCCAGAACACCAACGTTTCCACTGGGAAGCATACAGCTGAACCCATTGGAGAGAAGGATGCTAGTTTTACAACTTCGGAACCAAGCTGAATAGCTTGGGACCGTGTGCAAAATAGCTGACTGCGTAGCCTGGGAACCTCTGCGAAGAGGTACCAGACTAATGCAGCGGATACGTTGTCTGACGCATTGGAAAGATCCAATGTGCAGGCACCGCTGTCATACGCATGTTGACAAAGCCTTTGGTTGAAGGTTTGATCCCTCAGCCTTATTGACTTTGAAAGCAGCGGATGACGATCCATATAATCCATCATCATTCTCATCTGCCCTTGCTGAAGATACTGCGTTGCAGTACTTTCGGCAGAAATCAGACGCGGACCTTTAAAGTCCTTAGGAACAAGGCAGCACCTCGTGATAGACTGCTCAGTCATCACAGGGGGACCGTCTTGACAAAGGGCTTGAAAGGAAGGAGTACCATATATATGGTAGGGGTACCACCGCTCAGCCCTCACGGGCCAAGCGGGAAGACTCCACCGCTCTGCTCTATCTAGCTTTTCCGCCACTCCACCTGGACCATGTCCAGGCGTTATGTCGGCAAGATCTAGATTTCGCAGAACCCTACCGAGAAGGCGTTTAGCCCTCTCAACAACGGGATGTCCTTTGGGCACGCGCCTCTCACGAAGCGCGGCTTGCCTCCAGACAAAATCGTTGAAGGCAATATTTTCTTGGACAACGGTCGGCTCAACAATGAGCTTTCCGTCGAGCAGAAGATATTGCCGTAGGAAATATATGGATCCGAGATGCGGTCGCTCCCGGAGTGCCCCACAGTCCTCAAAGACCATGCAAAAAACATGGCCGAGGAAGACTGGAAGGCGTGAGTCCCTTTTCAAGCGAAAGTGGGCAGGGCATTTAAACTCCCCGCTTACTAGACCTTGGTCGAGGGCCTTACCTAGTATGGGTAAGGTTACCTTGATAAAGCTAGTACCTTCGGACTTTAGCCTTTCAACTAAAGTACGTTGGTCATTCGAATGGAAAGGTACTCCGTTCGCGATTCCGTCGTCAACTATTGATTGACGGAGTGCGACGATGCGCTCAAGGACAGGTTTAAGGTCTCCCAATTGGGTTTCCTCCTCGTCTCATTGATCGCATTATCACCTTGTTTCCGATATATGCCACAATCTGACATCATCGGACTGAGATCGTGTCTAAACCTACATTAAGCAGGATTAAACACATCGACGTGATTGTCGCCGTCAGGCAACGATCCCGCCATGATCGCAGTCAGATTGGCATCAGAGAGTAGCGACTTGATGAACGCGACTTGGTCTTTAAAGGCCGTGGCGAGTCCACTTTCGCTGCTTCGCGGATAGACCAGCTCCAGACGGGCGCTGGTCGTAATGTTATTTCCAGTGGCGTCCTCGACGAAAGTCTTGGATGCCTTAAGGAGATAACGATCCGAACCTTTAGCACCAAGAGGGCGCAAGAAGGACTGCATCGTGATCTGCTCGGGCTCGGCGAGCCCAGCAGCCGCGTTGTTGAAGTTCTTCTGCGTTCCTACTTGGTTCTGAAGGGTGAAGGTAATATCGGAAGTTCCATTGGAACGGGTGACAATGAGACTCATGAGAACTCCTATGTTCTGCAACCGACGTCAAATTGGTTGCGGTTCAATCGGCATCACGCCGTGTGGACGTATGTGTTCTAGAGGATCTTCTGTAAAAGAAGTTCCAAACCAGTAACACCGTGGAAGAGACCTAGTGTCGATACATCAACGACACCAGATGTGTCTGGAAGACCGGAACGACGGGTATACTCACTGACTTCAACATTGAAGGCAGTAAGTGGAGACTCGGGGGTGATGAGATCCATCGCATAAGTTGTGTCGTAACCAGGAGTTACAAGTAACTCAAAGTTGCAGACATTCTTTATAGAGGATCCAACACCGACGAGATTATAGAAAGGACCCTCACCCAGGCGAACACGAGTTAACTCGTTAATTCGTTCCTGCGCGTTGGTAAACCAATCTATCACAAACGAGAACGGAATGAGTTCCCATGCAGTACCAACGATCTTATTAAGACCGAAGTATTCTGTATAGGCTCGCCATTTCGAAGCATCGTTTATGTCACTCCTTATGCGACCCATTGCAAACATAGTTGCGATAGTGTGCTGAGCACTCTGTCGAACAACCATGTCAACAAATGGGGTCGTAGTAAAACCGTCGTCGAAAGAAACGTCGAGTTTCTTTCGTATCCTAATAGGAACGTACTGACCTGCATTATCCGATAGGAATCTAAGTCTTTTGTCGACACTTGCGTGCGACTTAAACACAGAAACCAGATCATGTAATGCCGGCCTGACACCAAACTTGTAAAGTAGGTGTCCGTTAATACCTTCCTTGACGTAGTGTGAGATAGTACTGATATCGTCATAATTGGAATAGCCACTCAAACTTTTCGGGCCTTTTGCAAGGCGTCGATAATGAGAGTGAATCTCACCAAGATTATGACGACGGAGTCCTCTACGTTCAACGTCTCGAAAGAAACGCTGAATAGTCTTCTTAGGGCGGATAACGGCAAGTAGAGCATCTTTGTAGATACTCGACTCAGCCATGGATTCGCCTGCGAAGAATGAGGATGGTATCAATGAGTCAACAGACTCATTGAACTCCGAAACAATACTAAACCAGTCGGGACTGGAAAATGTGAACGAGTTGAGGTTAGCAGGAGTGCTGCCAAGGATATAATCCTTGACAGTGTCTGCACCGAAACGCTCACATACCCAGGCCGCTGGACTCACAAGAGACGTAATAGAGTTATCGTCAATACATATCCCGTCATCGTATACGTTATTATGGGTGAAAAGTACGCTATCCTTAACAGGAGTAACGTGACGTTTCACGTGATGCACAGCCTTCGCAGGCCGAGGCATCGCAGCTTTCGCTCGATAATGCGTACGCGATTTGGCGAGACGTACATGTACATTATCCTCAATAGTACCTTGGCGTAGCCCGTCTATAACAATCGTCTCAAGCCTCTCGTCCGTTCGAGTTGTACCATTTCTGTTACAATTCTCGGGATCGATTGGAATATGAGATGAAAGCGTAGAACGGGTCCATGCCTGGTACGAGGGTAAGTACTTGTTGTATGTACGAACTCTATTATACATGCGGATTATCCTTTCCAGAACTGTCGCCACACCATGGTAATAAACTCCATAACCTTTTGGATTACGGGGAGTATTACAACGGACAGGACAATAGTTATAGCTATTTTGCGGCGCTTAGCGGTCATGGGACCACCACCAAGGCACGATCGACCATTGTAGTGTCGACCATAGTCTGAAGTGATGGAACCGAATAATCGCCAGGCGCATTGCTGCGATGTGTACCTGCATTGCCATTCGATAAAATCGAGTTGGTAAGTGGCACGTACATAAAGCCGGAAGTAGATCTGGTATACTCAAGATACGTAAGTATCTTTCGTTGCCAGTAAACGCACGCGGTCAGTTGGATAACCTGCTTTTTAAGCACGTCAACTTCCTGACTCAACTGCGCACGCGATCTTACTTTCGAGATGGCCATAACTACCTCACTGTACTCATAGTGTGATGACGAAGGACGAGGGACCTTACTAGGGGTCCC